CTCTCCGTGATAGGAGATAATTCACATGCCGCTAGAGCGCCTCTTCGCCCATTTTAAGGATCAGAACGCGCCCTCGACCAGCGCGTACGACCCCGCGGACCCCGAATCGTACGACCACTTTGTGAAAGCAATGATGGTCGATGCGTGGGACTACGAGCTTAGCATCCTCGCCGCCGAACGGTCGAACGCCCAGTTGTATTATTACGGCTACGAGCCCTGGATCGGGCCGTACCCGAACCCGCAAGCGCCGTTCTACGGCGAGGATCCCAACGCTACTTTGGGCGAGATCCTCAACAAGAACGACGAGACCCTCCCCAATCGTTCGACCTACGTCTCGACCGATGTGCGCGACGCGGTCATGCAGATGCTGCCCTCGTTGATTCGCCTGTTCGGCGCGTCCGAGAACCCGATTTTCCTCGTGCCAAGAACTCAGGCCGAGATTCAAGTCGCAGAGCAAGCAACAAATTACGTCAATTATGTATTTTGGAACGATAATCCAGGTTTCCTCACGCTTTACGGTGCTTTTAAAGACGCTTTGACAGTAAAAACCGGATACATCAAGTGGTGGACTGACGACGTCGTCGAACGAAGACGCAAAACGTTCGTTAACATTACTGCCGACCAGATCCAGCTTATTTTGAGCGATGACCAGACGGCGCGCGTCGTCGATATCGGGCGGCCGGTTCGTCATGGCCGGAGCCAGGCGGCGCAGATGCCGCCGGTTCCGCCGCCTCAGATGCAGCTTCCGGGTCCGAACATGCCGCCGCCGGGCTCTGCGCCGCCGGTTCCGCCGGGAATGCCTCCTGGCGCGCTCGCCGGCGGTCTGCCGCCTCCAGGACCGCCTCCACAACCTTTGAACAACCCATCGCCCGCGCCTTCCGGCGCAGTCGGGCCAGCGGGTCAACAACCAAACGCGCCGCCTCCTCCGATCTACGACCACGTCACCATCGAATTCGAGGTGAGCAAGCCTTTGATCAAAATCTCGGGCGTGCCGCCGGAGGAGATGAGGCTAGACCGTTACGCCAGGTCATGGAAAGAATCGCGCATCGTAGGCCATGAAAGGATCGTGCCAGTCGATCAGTTGATCGCGATGGGCTACGACCGCGAGCTTTGCCTCGACAACATACAGACCTCGGAATCAACCTTCACAACCGAACCACAACTCAGAAATCCAGGTCGATTCATGGGCAGTCGGATCGGCGATGGCTGTAAATATGGCGAGTGGTACATAAAGATAGATAAAGATGGGGATGGCCATCCAGAATTGCGCTATATCTGCACAATAGGCGAAGATAGGCAAATCATACATGATGTAGAAGCAAATAGAGTTAAGTTCGCTTTATTTAGCTGTGATCCTATTTCTCATACGATCGTCGGAGATTCACTTGCTGATTATACGTCAGACCTGCAAAAAATCAAGACGAATATGACTCGCGCAGTATTGGATAGCGCGGCTGAAAGCATCAACCCGAAAACCGTGATCAACGAATTGATGGTCACGGTGGATGACGCCTTGAACGACGATGTCGGCGCAGTCATACGCACCCGCGGCGATGTCGGCAATAGCGTGATGTTCACCAATACGCCGTTCCTCGGCCAGCAAGCGCTTCCCGTATTGCAATACCTGGACAGCGTTTTGCAGCGGAGGACGGGTCTCTCGGATGCCGCTAAAGGTTTGGACCCGAAGGCTCTACAGAGCTCGACCATGCTGGGCGTCGAGGCGGTCATAAATGGGGCGCAGGAGCGTATCGAGCTTGTGGCGCGTGTGCTTGCGGAGACGGGGTATCGAGATCTTTTCACCGGGCTCTATAACGAAATCTGCGAAAATCCAAATCAACAGCGCACGATCAAAATCAACGGCCAGTTTGTCCCATACGACACGTCCACCTTTGACGCATCCATGTCGGTGGAGGTGAACGAGAACCTTGGTAAGGGCAGTGATCTCGTCCGGATGCTCGCCCTTCAGCAGATTAAGCAAGATCAGCAGATGGTCTTCATGCAATTCGGGCCGACCAATCCAGTGGTTGGCATTCCGGAAATGATCAACACTATTTCCGATATGCTTTCGATTGCCAACATTAAGAACGTCGCGAGATATTTTAAAACTCCAACTCCGCAGCAAATCCAGGCGATTACTTCGCAGCCGCCCAAGCCGGATCCTATGGCGGTGGCCGCCCAGGCGCAACTCGAGAAGGTCAGGACCGAATCGGCCAAAGCGGTGGCCAGTCAGGCGTTCGACCAGTCGAAGCTGGCGAGCGAGAGCGCGCTCAAGCGCGACCAGTTGCACGCCAAGACCGCGATCGATTTGCAGAAGCTCGATTTGCAGGGGCGGCAAATGGGCGTCGATCACCACATCGCGCTGACGCAATTGGGCTCGCAACTGATGAAGGATCAGAGCGACTCGCAGGCGCAGGACCAGCAAAACCAGTTAGCGACCGCGCAGGCGCAGAACCAGCAAGACGCTACAGCGACTCAGGCGAGCCAGGCGCAGGACCAGGCGCTCTTGCAGGCGCAGCAACAAGCGCAGCAACACATGCAGAACATGAGCAAGATCGCGGCGCAGCACACGCAAGCGATGACCGACATGGCGCAACGGCACTATTCGCAGATGCGCGGCATCGATCAGCGGGCGACGGAGGCCAGGCACAAGATCATCGCCGGCGCGCTCACCGGCGACGCCGATCGCGAGTCGAACGAGAACATCGCCGGCTTCAACCGCGAGAGCACGGAGCGGGTGGCGAGGATGAGGCCGAGCGGCCCATGAACGAGACCCCGCAAAAACTGATCGAGGAGGCGCGGCAAGCGTTCCTCACCGGCTCGCGCGAGCTCATGGCCGACATGGCGGTCAAGCGCGCCTTTTTCGAGCTTCGCGAGCAATGGCAGGGTGAGCTCGAGGTCACCGACGACATGAACAAGATGATTACGCTGCACTCGCATTTGCGGGTGCTGCGCGCGGTGCAGAAGCGGCTCGAGAGCATGGTGAGTGACAATCGCGTCGCGAAGGGGCGATGATGGCGAACGATGGTTACGAGAGCGGCTCGCAAGATTTCTCGACTGAGGTCTCGAAGCCTGCGCCGCCGCGCGACCAGCGCGGCGCGATCATTCCGAACAATAAACCCACGCCTCTGTTTCGCGAGCGGACGCTCGAGGGCGAGGCGGCGCGCGACAATGTCGCCGACACACGCGAGAGGAGAGCGGCCGATGGTTGGGTTGACGAAGGGGAAGAAGTCTCCGGGCGTCGAGGATCGGGTCAGGGCCAGCGGTTCGGACAACAAGGCGCTGGTCAAGCGGAATCCGGAGATGGCTTGGGAATACGCGGAGATGGGCGATCGGGGGACGCCGAGGGCGCCGGATCGGCCGCCGGCGGCCGGCGACGTGACCTACAAGCGAGGCCCGGCGACGGGGAGTTCGATCTCGAAGAGCCCGAGCAATTCGGTGCGGACGATGAAGGGGCAGACGACTCCGATGGCGCCCAAGCCGTCGCGAGCGATTCCGACCGGGAGCCCGAGCGCGACGCCGAGACCGGCGAAAGGTACGAGATCACGGTAGATGGCAAAATCCACCACGTCTCGCTCGAGGAGGCCCTTCGCGGCTACACGCGCGAGGCGACATTCCACCAGCGCATGCAGCAACTGGCCAATGTGCGCAACGAAATCGAGAACGAGAATGGCCGTCTAAGACAGAATTGGGCGATCTGGCACCAGGCGCGGGCGAATTACGAGGAGGACGTCCGCAATATGATGCCGGCCGAGCCCAATTGGGAGCTCGAGTTTCAACGTAACCCGGCCGGCGCGTGGGAGCACCAAAAGGTGTTTCAGCAACTATACGCGCGCTTGGCGCAGTCGCGTAACATGCGCGCCCAGCGCGAGGCGGCTGAAGCGGAGGAGGCCGATAGACGCCTCGAGCAATATGCCGTAAATGGGTTTGCGCAGTTCCTGGCGGACAATAAAATTTCCGAAAGGGATATGCAAAAACACCTACGTTTGATGCGCCGTACTGCAACGAATGTGGGTTTTACGGACTATGAAGTGGCCACGGTCTACGATCCCAGGATGCTTACCGTCCTGTTGATGGCCAGCAAGTACGTGGGAATGCAAGCCGCCAAGCCAAGAGCGGTGATTCCGGACAAAGGTCGAACTGTTCCTCCTGGCTCCGCTACGCCCCTAAGCTTGGGGAATGGGAGCAGAAAGGGCATCGACGAAGCACAACGAAGATTGGCGGCAAGCGGTCGTCTTGACGATGCTGCTGAAGTGTTTCGAAGACTCTTTTAAAGGAGAACAGCTATGCCTAAAGTAACCAACGCCTTCACTACATACTTGGCGCAGGCAAATAGAGAAGACCTGTCCAATGCGATATACAATATAGATCCATTCGATACTCCAGTAATGAGTGCGTCTAGACGTAGAAACGTCAAGAATAGATTCTTCGACTGGCAGACAGAATTCTTGCCTACTGCTGGATCGATACCAGCGCAGATCGAAGGTTTCGTCCTTTCTGCTAACGCTGCTACGCCGACAACTAGGCAACAGAACTGTGCGCAGATAAATGAACGAGACGCAACAGTATCTGGATCACAAGAAGAGAGCGATGCTGCTGGAAAAGCTTCAGAAATGGCGCATCAGATGGCGCTAATCTCGAAAGTGATTAAAAGTGATATTGAACTAGCTTTGTGCTCACGTCAAGGGCGCAACGATGGCGCGGACAATACTACGGCGCGCAATACCGAATCGTTCCCGCATCGGCTGGGCCGGGCGCTCGACCGCAAGGGCACCGGCGCGAACGGAGTGACCGGCTCCGGCGACGTCGCCGCAACGCAGCAACGCGGCGGGTGCGTCACCGGCGTGATCGGCGCCGCCGGCACCATCACCGGTACCCCGCCGAACCTGAGCGCGACCGGCAGCGGCCTGCCGCAGGACGCTTACGACAGCGTCGTCCCTCCTGGAATGGCCGTTCCAGCAACGCCGGTGCAAATTACTGAGCAAATGCTCGGTGACTCGATGCAAAAAGCGTATGTGAACGGAGGTTCTCCGAGTCTGTTTGTACTCCCCCCAGGTCCGAAAAGAACAGCATCGACGTTCACCGGGCGATCTACTACGCAAGTTCTTGTCGGCAAGACGGAAGTAGTGTCCACCGTCGATGTTTTCGCTACTGATTTCGGCCGCGTCAAGTGCATCCCGTCACGTTGGGTGCCGCCTGACATCGGGCTCTTAATTGACCCCGACTATCTTGCGGTGGCGTTCTTCCGCTCGTTTCGTCAATTCTTGATGGCTCGCACCGGCGACGCGGAGCAACGCATGATTGTCTGCGAGTGGGGAGTCGAGACCAGGAATCCGCTTGCACACGGGCTCCTAAATGGCATAAAGCAATGATATTGTTGGTGTTTTGGCATCGCTTGAAATAGGTGATGCCGAAACATATATAGGAGGGATGAGCGAAAAACCGATCTATTCTAATTTTCCGACTAAGGCTGAATATTCAAAGGCATATCAGCGTTGGAGGCGAGCGACAGGTAAGGTTGACAAAGCCGCTAAAGCGGCGCGAGCGCGGGAGAAATATGCGACTGATGAGAAATGGCGACGACAGCAACTAGAGCGGACTCTAAATGACAAGCGAAAACGGTGGGCTGATCCAGTTTTAAAGGAGAAAGATCGGGTTAGAACGAATGCGCGTGTCAAAGAGCGATATGCGAATGACCCTGAGTTTCGAGCGTCTTTGCGGGAGAGGCAGAAAGGGTGGCTTGTTAGCAATCGTGAGTACAACAAAGAGAGGTGCAAGAAATATAACGAGGAAAACAGGGGAAGACTTTTAATTGACGGCCGAATAAGGGGTCGTAAATGGCGCGAGGATTTTCCAGAGAAGAACAAGAGAAAGTGCAGAAATCGTTATGAAAACAACAAAGAATATTATGTCGAGAAAACTAGGCTCCGAGAGCATGGAATAAAGCAAGCGACGCCAGGTTGGTTAACGGAAGAACAAAGAGAAGCGATTAGAAACGTGTATCGGTTAGCGGATAAACTGACAAAAGTGACGGGAATAACGCATTCCGTTGATCACATTTGGCCGCTTAAAGGCAAGAATTCATGCGGTTTGCATGTTCCGTGGAATCTTAGAGTAATTCCACGCGACGAAAATGGTCGTAAGGGAAACCGCGAGCCTTCTGATGCATGATAATGACATGCTTCAGCAACTGGTTGAGATTCGCGAACTTCTTGAGGAGATCAAGAAGCTGATAGAACAGGTGGCGTTCGGCATGGGAATCCGGGTCGATGAGCGAACAGAAGATTATTTACAAAAATAGCGACGGCGTCCGCCGCACGTTGATCTGGGACGACGACGACCCCACGCGGGCGATCGTTCACACTGAGCAAGTGATGGACGAGATTCTCGCCGGCGCGGCGCGCTTTCGCGATATTCCACAGCCTGGCGCGATGAAAAAAGTCGCGGAGGCGCCGATTGCTGTTTACGAACAGTCGATTCGCGAGGGATGGGACGATTCCGA